TACTATAGAACCAATAAGCAGGAATAAAAATAGTTTTACCTGGTAAAATTGTTAATTCAAGACATTTAATTTTATCAAAATCAGCTGTATATTTTGTTTGCGGATTCCAAGGATTTACAGGAGAACGAAATTCAAAATTTTCATAATCGTTAATAACATCTAAATATTTGGCACTTTTTGGAGGGGCTAATTTAATTTGTGCAGAACCTTGTGTTAATACAAAATAATTACGGTAATTCAATTCATACTTAAATGGAGTAATAACATCTTTACTACCCATTATTATATCGTAATTACAATTTGAAACCATATATGGTCTTATGAATTCGTCATTATACTGTAAGTTTTTTATAACCCCCGTTTCTTGTAAAAAATCGTTGTTATTTTCAGAAAAATAAATAGAATTTTTATCTTCATTAAATAATTTGATAGCTGCGTGTAATGGTAAAGGCATATAAATTTCATTATTAGTATCTGTTTCATTTATATTTCTAATTTTCACATCAAATGCATTATAATTATTATTTATATATGTTTTGTTAGATGTATCAATAATTTTTTGACAATCAAAATCAAATAGAACAGGTTGTCTGATATCACAAATTTCTTCCAGTTTTTCTTTAGAAGGTTGATCCATCTCGTAAATTTCCAAATCATCACTTGTTTTTAAGTGAAATTGTATATGTAAATATAAAAATAAAACTAAACAAAATATAAAAAATCCTAAAATTATTTTCATTGTAATCTTAAATAAAAATAATAATAATTTTTGTCAAGTATAACGAGGTATATTTGATTACCCTTCATTATTTTTTAATACAATAAACAAAAAAATATATATTGCGAACAAAAACCGTCATCTCCTAAATAATAATCATCTATAACTTTTTGAATTTATAACGTGAGAGAAACGAAGTAATTATTGTATTATATACTATTATTTAACTCGCATTCTATTGTGGATTTCAAGTCTATACTAACATTAATTTCATCGTTTTCTATACTTTCATCTTCATTATCATTTAATTTATTACTAACTATTTCACAAGACTTGATTTTTTGATTCGATACATTTTCAAATTCAATAAATTTATTTTCAATTTCTTCAAGTCTTTTATCATTAACTACAATATATTTTTCAAATTTAATATTTTGTAAAAGTAACATATCTTTAATATCTCTAAATTCATTTGTCAGTTTTGTAATCAACATATTTGAATCTTTTTTTTCAATACTATCAATCCTGCTAACAATATTATTCAAGACGCTGTTATCAACAACAATTGTATTATCTGGTAAATTAGAAGAAGAAATAGTTTCATCTTGTTCCGCAAACTGCATTTCAAGTTTTCCAAGTCGTAAAGAAAGCAAGCCTATTGCATCTGAAACGGAGATTTTACCTTTTGGTACATTTTTTAACGACTTATCTTGTGAATTTACAGCTGTATTTCTATTCAACCCCGATTGTTGGAATGCCGAAGCACTTGCTATTGATTGATTCGGTCCTTGTCTGACTGGATTATTTGTTGCTGGTTCACCAGCACGTCTCTGCCTTGCGGCAGCATTTGATCTTGCACTACTCATTATAATAATATTTATATATAATTTTTTTCTAAATACATTACGCATAAACTATTTATACCTTTTATTAAGGAATCACTAGGAAGTAAGAAAGTTCCTTGAGAAAAGGTGTAGCAAAAAAATTTATACGATTGAATATTTCGAACTGCACATCTTAAAATGGTCGTGTTTAACGGTTTGTAAACCTTTGCACATTGCTAATTGCAATAATTTTTCTTCATAACAATGGTAAATTATTCGAATATAATTTAATGACAATACAATTTCAAAATTTAATTTCTTTTTATAAATCATATGGAAAGTTCAGATGATTCAAAAAGTTTTATTAAACATGTTTTTAATTTCAATGATGACTCAAAAAGTGAAATATTAAATATTGTCCAATATGCATTAATATCAATAATTCCAATTGTTATTTTGAATAAAACTATGCAAAAATATGTTCCTGAAGCTGAAGAAGAGAAAAGTAGTTTAGAAATTTTAGCAGAAATAGTAGTTCAAATAATAAGCATGTTTTTAGGTTTGTTATTAATTCATCGTATTATTACATTTGTACCTACATATAGCGGTGAGAAATATCCCGACTTTAATGTTATATATACAATTTTGGCTGTGTTATTGATAACATTAAGTTTACAAACGAAGATGGGAGAAAAAGTTAGTTTATTAGTGGAACGTGTAAATGAATTATGGAATGGTAAAAAACAAGTAAATCGTAAAAACGGGACAGTAAAAATAACACAACCAATTTCAGGACAACAACAACAACAACAACAACAACAACAACAACAACAGTCAGTATATAATGATGGAACGTCTATTAATTCATTGCCTACAAGTGATATGGCAGCAGTTCAAAATAGTTTGAATAAGCAACAACTACCTAATTATGATAAAATGTATCGTCAAGACAATAATCCTTTAGTTAATGCATCATCACCAGACCAAATTGAATCTTTTTCTGAACCGGTAGCTGCAAGTGAATTTGGTGGAGGATTTGGCAGTTGGTAATAATATAATTGTAAATGTAATAAAAAAATGATAATATACATAATATATCATCATATGGACGTAAATAAATTATTGAATGCATTAGACGATGAAACAAATGATAGATTAATCAATTTGACAAGTAAAAAATTAATAGAAATGAATTTCAACATTTTAAAACAGTTACATTTAACAAAAATAGATACGATTAAAATTTTAGAAAAATTGAAAGGCTATATATATGTTGATGAAATAAATGATTTTAAAAATGGTACGTTTTTGAGATGGATTCCATTACATAATCCTGAAGATTTAAAATTAAACAGAGGGGCTTTATTTTGTGAAATAAAAATTGTTGATGAAGGAACTTTTGTAGTTTGTAAAAAAATTGGGTATACTACAAGTTATTTTAAAATAAATATGGATGAAAATCTTATTTTTAGAAAATTGAGAGAACCAGAATTAATTATTTTAAACGCATTAGACCATCTATCATAATTTATTTTTTAATGTTTTTTTAATGTTTTTTTCTGTTTTTCTAAATTTTAAAGTTCGTTTTTTTTTGCATTTAAATTTACCTCTTGTATAACCTTTTTTATTGAAAATAGATTTAGTACAAGTTCCAATAGAACGCTCTTCTCCCACAATTTTTCCAATTTTTTTAATACATCTACATAATTTTAGTGAAAGTATTCTCTCTGCTTTTATTTTTGTTAAACGTTTTGATTTAGGAATACTTGTATTATAATAGTTTAATATTGACTTATAATCATCATAAGTAATTTTTGACATTATGAATATATATATATATATATCATATAAATTTTTTTTATTTTATATCCTTAAATATTTATACTAGGATAATTAATAATTGATGTTATTTTTAACAAACAATAAAAACATTTTACATTGTAAAAGATTACAAATATTATATTGTATTGTAACAAATAAATTTATTTGTGTAAATATTTATAAATTTATTATATATATACAAATATTTACAAAAATGAAAATAGTTGTTATTGATTTAGATGAAACACTTGGATATTTTATTCAACTTAGCATGACATTTAATTCTTTAAATAAATACATAAATAATTATCAAAAAAATAAATGTAAAATAACACAATCTGATTTTAATGATATACTGGATTTATATCCAGAATTTATAAGACCTAATATAATTCAAATACTTAATTATTTAAAAGATAAGAAAGATAAAAAGATATGTGACAAAATTATTATTTATACAAATAATCGTGGTCAAAGTTTGTGGATTAGTGAGATATTATCGTATTTTGAAAAAAAAATAAATTACAAATTATTTGATCAAGTAATTAGACCTTTCAAAATAAATGGTGAAATAATAGAAAGTGGAAGAACATCATGTACTAAAAAATATAAAGATTTTATTAAATGTGCTAAAATACATGATTCGTCAAATTTAGATATATGTTTTATTGATGATATTTTTTTTCCGAAAATGAAAAATAAAAATATTTATTATATTAATATCAAACCATATATTCATAATATTGAGCTAAAAGATATTGTAATTCGTTTTATCAACAGTGATGTTTGTAATAGAATTATAAATGATAAAAACAATTGTAGTAAAATTATGTTAAAATATATTGAACAATATAGGTTTGATTTTGTCAGTAAATCTGCTATTAATTATGAAATAGATATAATTATAGGTAAACAAATAATGTATCATATTAAATATTTTTTTAATAAACACGTACAAAAAAAAAACTAAAAAACACAATTCCGCTTGTGGTCGGGTGTTTTTGCTACGCAAAAAATATTATATAAATCTTCTCTCAAAAACATTTATATAATTTACTTTTGAAAGAAAAAAGAATAGTTGAAACAATAATATACTTTATCTATAAAAATCATTGAAACAAAAAAATATTATATAAATCTTCTCTCAAAAACATTAATATAATTTACTTTTGAGAGAAAAAAGAATAGTTGAAACAATAATATACTTTATGTATAAAAATCATTGAAACAAAAAAATATTATATAAATCTTCTCTCAAAAACATTTATATAATTTACTTTTGAGAGAAAAAAGAATAGTTGAAACAATAATATACTTTATGTATAAAAATCATTGAAACAAAAAAATATTAATACTCTTCTCTCAAAAAAGAATTATATAATTTACTTTTGATAGAAAAAAAAAGAATTATATAATTTACTTTTGAGAGAAAAAAAAAGATTTATATAATTTACTTTTGAGAGAAAAAAAAAGATTTATATAATTTACTTTTGAGAGAAAAAAAAAGATTTATATAATTTACTTTT